TTGAGGTAGGTCTTGTTAATAGTGGTGGATCATTAGTTGCTCCATCATCAGATGCTAACATAGACGTTGGTTTAATATTCCATTACTATAGTGGTTCTGCAAAGAAAGCAGCAGTCTTTTGGGATGATTCTGTAGGAAGAATTGCTTTTGGTGCAGACGTATCAGAGAGCACAAGTGTATTAACTAACTCTACTCACGCTACGATTGAAGCAGGTGGTGTATTTATTAAAGATGCTGCAGGATTATCAGCAGTAATTAGTCACGATGGTTCATTGAGACAATTAGAGAATATAACCGTAGATGGTGGATCGTTCTAACGAGTAAAGTATAACTTATAAATATAGGTGGGTGTATTCCCACCTTTTTTTATACTCTGTTATGGATGAAAACGAATATAAAATGATTTTGGGTGTTTATCAAAAGAAGACACACGAAATGCTTGCTCAAATAATTGCATTAGAAACAAGAGTTCTTGGTTTAAATAATGTTGTTGAGCAATTAAGCACAAAGGTAACTGATCAGGAAAATTTATTAATTCAACTGAGAGGAAAGACAAAACCAAAAAATATTACACAAGACTCTGAGGATTTCTAATGGCGAAACCTGCTTCACGAGAAGAATTAGTTGACTACTGCAAAAGACAGTTGGGTGCACCAGTCTTGGAAATTAACGTGAGTGATGAACAAGTTGATGACCTAGTAGATGATGCATTTCAATATTTTCAGGAGAGACACTTTGATGGAATTGAGAGAATGTATCTCAAGTATCAATTTACTCAGGGCGATATAGACAGAGGAAAAGCACAGGGAACAACAGGTGTTGGTATAGTTACAACTACAGGTATTTCCACAGCGATAAGTGGTTACGGAACTACTACATCAAATTTTTATGAGACATCAAATTTCATTCAAGTACCTGAAACAGTCGTAGGAATAGAAAAGATATTTAAATTTGATATGAGTGCGATATCTGGTGGTATGTTCAGTATTAAATATCAGTTATTTTTAAATGACTTATATTATTTTAATTCAGTTGAATTACTACAGTATGCAATGGTCAAATCATATCTTGAAGATATTGATTTTCTTTTAACGACTGAGGCACAAGTAAGATTTAATAAAAGACAAGATAGATTATACTTAGATATTGATTATAATAGTTTAAATGCTGGTGATTTTATAGTCATTGACTGTCATAGAATATTAGATCCAACAACGTACACTCAATTATTCAATGATAGTTTTATGAAAAGATATCTCACATCCCTTATAAAAAGACAGTGGGGTCAAAATTTGATTAAGTTTAAAGGTGTAAAATTACCTGGCGGAATAGAACTGAACGGAAGAGAAATATATGACGATGCACTTAGAGAGTTGCAAATGATAAAAGAAGAAATGAGTTCCACATACGAATTACCACCACTTGACTTTATTGGATAATGGCTTTAAATCCCTTTTTTCTACAAGGTTCACCTGAAGAACAAGATTTAGTTCAATCGCTTGTAAATGAGCAATTGAAAATTTATGGTGTAGAAGTTACATATATCCCCAGAAAATTTGTAAATAGAAGCACTGTATTTCAGGAAATAGAAGCGTCTAAGTTTGATGATAATTTTCAACTTGAAGCATACGTAAACACTTGGGATGGATACAGTGGTGCAGGTGATGTTCTAACAAAGTTTGGTATGAGTTTGAGAGATGAATTGCAATTAGTCATTTCTAGAGAAAGGTTTGAGGATTTTATATCTCCATTTCTAAGTCAAGAGGATGTAGATGAGATCGGTGAAGCGGTGATGAGACCTCGTGAAGGTGATTTAGTATTTTTTCCATTGGGTGGTAGATTATTTGAAATTAAATTTGTAGAGCATGAGGTACCATTCTATCAGTTAGGGCAGACTTATGTTTATGAGTTGCAGTGTGAATTGTTTGAATACAATGATGAAACACTTGATACTGGTATTGATGCAATTGATAGTAAGACAGAGGACTTAGGTGTTATTACAGATCTTCAAATGTTTAGTGGTGGATCAATAGCAACTGCGACTGCAACTATCGGAACAGGATTTGTTAAGAGTATAGATCTTCTAAACGACGGTTCAGGTTTTACAAGTGCTCCAACTATTGGTATTACAACTGCACCAAGTGGAGGAATAAACGCAACTGCTGTTGGTTTATTAACAACAAGAAATAATGTAACTTCAATAGAAGAAATAGTAATTACAAATTCAGGTGCTGGATATACTGTTGCACCTGTAATTACTATATCTGGTGGTGGAGGTGTTGGTGCTGCTGCTACTGCTATTATTAGATCTGACGGTAAAAAAGGTATTATACGTGTTGCGATTGGTGGAACAGGTGGAGTTGGATATTCAACAACACCAAATGTATCAGTGTCTCTACCATCACTATCTCCACAACTTCCTGCATCGTTACGTGCACAAGTTGGTGCAGGTGGATCAATATCAAACGTCTTCATTCAGGATGCTGGTGCAGGATTCTTCTCACCACCAACAATTACAATTGGTGCACCTTCATCTGTAGGAATAGGATCAGGAAGTTACTTGTTTAATGAACTTGTTACGGGTAATAGATCAAACGCATCTGCAAGAGTTAAGAGATGGGATCTTGATACTAAGATTTTACAAGTTGGTATTGAAACTGGAGCATTCCTAAGAGGAGAGACAGTTACAGGAGCAAGTTCTGGTACAAAATATACTGTTCAAGTCTCCGCAGCAAACACAGATAAGGATAAATATGATCATAGTGACGAAATTGAGAATGAGGCAGATCAAATTCTTGATTTCACTGAATCAAATCCATTTGGACTATTTTAATGTTAGGAACTTATTTTTATCACGAGGTAATTAGAAAAACCATAATTGGTTTTGGAACTTTGTTTAATAACATGGAAGTTAGACACGAAACTTCTGATGGGACAACTGTTGATATAAAAAGAGTTCCTTTAGCATATGGTCCTGCAGCAAAATTCATTGCAAGATTAGAACAACAACCAGATTTAAATAAAATGGTTGCGATTACGTTACCTAGAATGTCTTTTGAAATGACATCAATCGCATATGATTCATCAAGAAAAGCAGGTATAACACAAACATTTAAAGCAGTAGATAGTAATACAAATAAATTAAAAAGAGTATTCATGCCAGTTCCTTACAATATTGGTTTTGAATTAAGTTTACTTACAAAATTAAATGATGATGCCTTACAAGTAGTTGAGCAAATTTTACCATTTTTTCAACCATCTTTTAGTATTACAATAGATTTGATATCATCTATAGGTGAAAAAAGAGATGTACCTATAACTCTCACTAATGTAACTTTTCAAGATGATTATGAGGGAGATTTTTCAACCAGAAGAGCATTAATATACACATTCCAATTTGTTGCAAAGACATACTTATACGGACCAATCGCAGAGAATCCAGAGGGTCTCATCAAGAAAGTTATTGTTGATCAGTATGCGAGTGTTGATACTGTAAATGCGAAGAGAGAAATGAGATATACAGTAGAACCAACTGCGACTAAAGATTACAATAGTGATGGTGCTATAGATAGTAATGATAATGCACTTATTATTCCAGGCGACGATTTTGGATTTAGTGAAACCAGTGAATTCTTTGGTGATTCTAGAGATCGTAGTCCAACAACAAGAACTGACATCTAATGGAAAACTATGAATCTATTGATAAAGCGTTAAATATCAGTGATACTGATATTATTCCTGCTAAAAAAGAGACTATTCGTAAAGAGGATGGTCCGAAGAAAAATGAAGTTGAGAAAGACTATGAATATACTCGAGCCAACTTATATTCAATCATAGAAAAAGGTCAGGAAGCAATAAATGGAATAATGGAGGTTGCAGGTGAAAGTGCAAGTCCAAGAGCGTATGAAGTTGCAGGACAACTTATAAAATCTGTTGCAGATACGACTGATAAGTTGATGGATCTACAGAAAAAAGTTAAAGATGTAAATGAAGATGCACCAAAAACAAATAATGTAACTAATAACGCTTTATTTGTCGGATCAACATCCGAACTCTCAAAGATGCTAAAGAAAGGGTTTCTAAATAATAAAGAAGAGAAATAATCGCTACAATGAAGAAGTGTAAGGAAGGACACTATTACTGTTACCAAGATAGCAAGTGCAAACCAATCCCTAAAGGATTCCGTAGAGGAGTTGGTGGGTATCTTCGTAGAGAGCGTGAAGACGAAAAGGAGGATTCTAAAAAGAATGGTAATGGTAATGGCAAATCTAACGGAAGTTCTAACGGAAATGGGAACGGTGGGAATGGTAGTGGAAATGGTAACGGTGGCAATGGTGGTAATGGTGGTGGTAATGGCTCAGGGGGAGTAGGAGAAAGCGTAGAGATACAAAATTCTGACGGAGAGACAACTGCACTTGTAACTGATATTATTGGTCCTGATCATATGAGACCAAGATTAAATGGTAAAGGAGTTTGGACAGGGACTAATATTTCTGAAAAATTTGGTGGTTATTTGGGTGGTATAATTATAAACCCTAGTGGATCTAGAAATCAGTATGGTTTACCAGATAATCTGAAACCTGAAGCAGATAAAATTAAAGAGGTTCCTCTAACACCAACTCATAATAGATTATTAGTTAAGAATACTAAAGATAAAAAGTTAAAGGAAAGTACTGTCGCATTACCTTTTTTTCTAAAAACAATTAACAAAACAAACGCACTTAAGAAGGCACTACCATATTT